CTTGATAATGGTGGTCGGGTGCTCGTCAAAGGCAAGTGTCCAGTGTCAACCGCAACCCAAACCACCGGCACCCCCAGCATGGGCGATGATGCCACCGTCGAACTCTCTGCAGTTGCTGGACGAAACGTTCTCGGTATCCGGTCCGGAATCCTCAGCGACCAAACAGCCCTGAGAGCTCTGCAGGAATACATCCGCACGCAGTGTTTGAAATAAGGCATTCATTGAATGCCTGTGATAATGTTTCCCCATGTACTAATCAAGCGGGAAAAAAATGAATCAGGTCATTCTCATTCTTGAAGGGCAAAAGCCTCAGTCAATCAATGTCGCTGATGGTATTAAATCAGTCAGGCATCTTCTTTCTGATGGACGTGAGGTGTGCATAGATATCATGACTGCTATCGTCAGGACTTCACACGGTGGGCAAGAGTCATACCTTGTTGCAACGGATATTGATGATATTTCTCCGCGAGAAATACAGCGCGCGGCGGAGTTATTGTTTCCCCGTACTTAATTTTGACTCTTCGAAGCCATCACAAAGGCCACCCACGGGTGGCTTTCCCATGTTTAGTTCTGCAGACACACCGATCCCCGGAATGGAGGTTCCGTTCACGTGGCAGGCTAGTCTGGAGTTAAACGCGAAGCTTTACTATGCGTTGGGGCAGTGCAATCTGGATAAGGCGGGGATTAGGAGCGTCGAGAAAGGTCGGCAATCAATTGCCGGAAAGCCAGAGTGAATTCAATCATTGCTTTAGCCATCGAAAAATATGCGGTGATTAATAAAACTACCTCGAGATGAGACATAAAACCTCCTTGGTTGGTTGATAGTGTGGTGCGTTCTATTGTGTTGACTAATCCTCCGCGTGACTGTTCCTACTCCGGTAACTTTAAATTCCTACGCGGTGGTTTGCCCTTCTATACTGGCCACTATTAAATGTCCAACATGTTGGACAAGGCCTCTCTCTATAGTGAGTCGCATTAACTTCTGAATAGCTTTTGTCTCTTATAGGAGGCAAATCCACTCACGCCGCCAGGCGAAAAGAAAGCAGCAATGGCGAGGCTCTAAGGGTCGGTGCTGAACAGATAAAATAAGGAATGGAGTATGAGCAAACCCGACTGGGAGGCCATCGAGACGGCGTACCGGGCCGGGGTGATGTCCCTCCGTGAAATTGCATCGCAGCACGGTATCAGCGAAGGCGCTATCCGTAAGCGAGCAAAGCGTGACGACTGGTCTCGCGACCTGAATGCGAAGATTCAGCAAAAGGCTGATGACTTGGTACGCAAGCGGGAGGTACGCAGGACGGTACGCAACGAAAGCACTTTGACCGAACGCGTACTGATAGAGGCGACAGCCGAGGTTATCGCAACGGTACGCATGGAGCACCGGGGAGACATCCGGCGGGCTCGCGAACTAACCAACACGCTGTTCGATGAATTGGCCGGAGAGTGTGGCAACGTGGCCGCGCTTGAGGATCTGGGCGAGATGATGCGATCGCCTGATGACAAAGGCATGGATAAGCTCAACGATCTCTACCACAAAATAATCAGTCTTCCTTCCCGCGTTAAATCCATGAAAGACCTTAGCGACAGCCTGAAAACGCTTATCGGCCTCGAGCGCGAGGCATACAGCATTGAGAATAAGGCTGAAACGAAAGAGGTTACGCATAACGTCATGCTGGTACCAACCAGCGATAACGTGGATGACTGGGAAGCGGCGGCGCAGAAACAACAGGGTGAGGTGCTCGGTGGATGAATTACAAAGCTGTATGGAAGCCACTGCCTGGATCACAGTCTCTGGCTCTGAGTTGCCCGTGTAACGAAATACTTTTCGAAGGTACTCGCGGACCCGGTAAAACTGCTGCGCAGTTGGCCCGGTTCCGGCGCAATGTTGGCGTGGGCTATGGCTCGTTCTGGCGTGGCGTAATCTTCGATACCGAATATAAGAACCTTGCCGACATCATCACGCAGTCGAAGCGTATGTTCCGTCTGTTCAACGATGGTGCTCGTTATCTGTCATCTGCGAGCGAATTGCGATGGGTATGGCCCACAGGCGAGGAGCTTCTCTTCCGCTTCGGCAAAGAGGCAGACGACTACTGGGATTTTCACGGGCAGGAATTCCCGTTCATTGGCTTTAACGAGCTGACGAAACAGCAGTCCCCTGAATTCTACGAAATGATGTTCTCCTGCCGACGCTCATCGTTCAGGCCGGAAAACTACCCGCTGGATAATGGCAAGTTACTTAAGCCGATCCCGCTGGAAACATTCAGCACGACCAACCCGTTTGGCATCGGGCATACCTGGGTGAAGAAACGCTTCATTGAGCCAGCGCCTCGCGGAACAGTGCAGCGCGACCGGCAAATGGTATTCAACCCTCAGACAGAACGAGAAGAGGAAATCACGCTTACCCGCGTAGCTATCCACGGATCGTTTAAAGAGAACCCGTACCTTGACCCGCAGTACATCGCGACCCTGATGGCCATCAAAGACCCAAACCGCCGCAAAGCGTGGGTAGAGGGCTCATGGGACGTGACCAGCGGAGGCCGATTTGACCATCTGTGGAATGAAGCGCTGCACGTCATTAAGCCGTTCCGCATCCCGGATAGCTGGACCGTCGATCGCTCTCATGACTGGGGTGAGTCGAAGCCGTTCTCTAACCTCTGGTGGGCTCAGGCCGATGGAACAGCCGCCGAGCTGTCTGATGGTCGACAGTTCTGCCCGCCTGCCGGTTCCCTTATCCTGATTGGTGAATGGTACGGATGCCCGCCTGACGAGCTCAACAAAGGCCTGAATATGTCATCCACCAACGTCGCGAAAGGCGTAGCGTGGATTGACAAGCGACTGGTTGGCGAAGACGTCGACGAGCCGGAAGAGATTCAAATCGACGGTGTCACGCAGGGCCAGTTGCACATTATGCCAGGCATCTGTAGCGAAGTGATTCCCGGCCCGGCTGATGGGGCGATATTCAACACTGGCGATAACGAGTTATCGATCGCGCAGAAGATGGAAGCGCAGGGTGTTACCTGGTTGCCAGCTGATAAAAAGCCAGGCTCCCGTATCAACGGCGCATCTCTTTTTGCGGATATGCTCGAAGCGGTGGTTGAAGGCGTGAAGCTGGAATCAGGCATGCCTGAGAAGCCAGCATTCTACGTTTTTGACTACTGCCGTGGCTGGATAAGCCGCATCCCGGTGCTCGTTCGTGACGATAAAAACCCTGATGACGTCGACACTCAGCAAGAAGACCACGACTGGGATGGAACACGTTATCGCGTACTGCATTCACCACAAAAAATCACCGGCATGTTGGTGCGATCGCGCTGACGGAGGACACCGTGAACGAAAGCGAAAATAAACAACTCGCCACGAACGCCAGCATCGACCGCGAACGGATGCGTTACGTCAACGCTCTGTTCAATGGCACCAGTAACACCAAGCGTCAGCGCCTGTATCAGGAGTTTGGATATCCCAAGGAACTTTGCTTCGATGACTTTTACCGGGCGTACCGACGCAACGCCATAGCCGGCGCCGCAGTGACGAGAATGGTCGATGGATGCTGGGAAGATTACCCGGAAGTTTACGAAGGCGACCAGACTAAGGATGCAACCCAGCAAACGGATTGGGATAAACGGGTCAACAAGCTACTCAAGCGATGCTGGAAGCAGATCAAGGGCGCTGACAAACGTAACCTAGTAGGTCGTTACTCTGCGCTACTGATCCAGGTTAAAGACAACAGGCCATGGTCAGAGCCTGTAGATAAGGCGATGGTCGGCAGGCTGCAGGAGAGGGCGCTCGTCCGGCTCGTTCCAGTCTGGGAGGCTCAGTTAGACCCGGTCAGTTACAACGAAGACCAGAACAGCGAAAATTATGGCGCTGTCAGCATGTACTCGTTTACCGAGATACCGGTGCAGCAGCAGCGCAGCGGCCAGCCAGGTCGCATCATCAAAGTTCACCCTGATCGCGTTATCATTCTGGCTGAAGGCTCGGATGACGGGCGGCTTGATTCCGGCGAGTCGCTGCTGGAAGAGGGGTTCAACAAGTTGCTGGACCTCGAAAAAGTTTCGGGCGGTGCGGCGGAAGGGTTCCTGAAGAACGCCAGCCGGCAACTCAACTTTAACTTCAGTGCCAAGACAAGCTTCGCACAACTGGCAAGGGCGCTTGGTGTTAGCGAAGCCCAACTCTCAGAAGGGATGGATGATCAGGTTCGACGCCTCAATGACAGCACAGATAGCGCAGTCATCATGCAAGAGGGTGATACGAGC